ATAGTTTTATTATCTACTAATTCAATATACATGAATCGATCATTTTCATATCCAACAACTGTCTTGAAAAATACATATTTACTATTATTACTGGGTAAAGGATTTACTATAAATTCAAATAATTGTGGATTATCTGGAACACCATCATTATTTGTATCAGCAAAAGTAACATAAATGCTGTTAGTACTTGCATATCCGTCAGGATCTACAATAGAATTATGTACATACCATGAAGAATCTTGCCCCAATGGTAATACTGTATTAGGTCCAGGATTAGTCTTTAATATTTTTATATTATCTCTTATTACTTTTCCAGCTTTGCTATCAAATACATTCAAGTCTCTATCAAAAAAGAAATTTGTTTCCGCTGGACTGTGAAAAATATATTCTAATCCACGATAATAAGTAGTATATTGTTCAGATGCAGCATTATAGGTAAATCTTAATAACCAGCTATTATTTAACTGAGTTCCACTTTGGCTACCTATATTTAATAATGAAAATGTATTTTGAATAGTACTTGAAGTGGAATCTATTTTTAAATTTTCTTCGTAGATTATTCTCCATGATCCGCGTACTGCATCATATTCTAATCCAAAATTTTTATATGTGTTTATTAAGTCAACAAGTGCCGTAGTAAAAGCAGTGCTTATGTAATTTTTAAATACAGGAAATATACTAAAAACTATAGCATTAGTGGGTACTTTTACATTTAAAGTTACTGGTCCTACCCCAGTAGAAAGATTACCCACTCCGCGATTTGCACCATCACCAATTACATTAGTAACAGATGCATAAAAGAAGGTTTTATCATCCAGTCTTATTGCTTGTCCTGGAACAAGATTGTTATTAATATCAAAATGGAAGTTTACTGGTGAAGTAAACTTTATAATTGCGCCTACTTTTAAAAATGTTGCACCTGAATTAGATGCTGCTGCGCCACCAATTAATGATGGAACATTTAATTTTTTGAAATATCCAGTTGAACTGGTTGTTCCGGACGTAGTTGAATTCCATGTCAATCCGCCCGACTGATATGCAGGAAAATTAGCATAATAGAATTGTAATAATTCTTGAGACTTTATCACATTAGCAATAGAAGTTGTTAAAATTCTGCGTATTTCTATTGGTGATAAGAAATTAAATTTTAAATTTCTAAGGTAACTATTACGATACAATACACCATCTTCGCCGAACATATTGGTACTGCTATAATTGGCAGTGGGATCTAGTGTGTCTAAATATTTACTTAACCCAATACTAGTTCTGTTTAATGCTTTTACTTTAGATACAGAACTAAAAGTAGTATAAGGTAAAATATTATAATCTTCACCGGTAATCATGCGATTCTGAGTATAATATTGTTGAGGAGCTTTTTGCTTTATATCATCAATACTTTCTCTAGAAGATGCATTGGCAATAGTATACCCTAAACTGGCTCTGAATGTAATAGTTTCTATACGGTTAATACGACTAACATAATTAAATGATATCGTAATTGACTGCATTGAATCAGGTGTAATCTTATACCCTAGCCCATTGGCTGTTCTGTAAAAATATCTGAATTTGCCTTGTGGTATATTAGAAAATGCTCCATCACCAAAAATTAAATCAACTTGATCTCCGGCTTTGCTGTTAACTTGATATAGATTTCTAGCAGATGCACTATTATAGATAACATTTATTCCAGCAACTGCTGGGACGGCCTTCCATAAAGTTTGTAGGTTGCCATTTGAATCCAAACTGTATAACCATCCATCCCCATTATTAATGCCATTTATATCTACATTAACTATTTTATTAGGAACAACATCAGTTATTGAGAAATCAAAACTAGCAAGATTTCCTTGCTTAAAGTAAAAGAAGAATCCTGTGTTATTACTAGAATTTCCCAAATTATCATTTTTATATAATACATTAAACACTCCACCTAATTTAGGTGAGGTCTCATAGATATATGGTTCATTGGTCGATGAAGAACTAACTGCTTCAAATGCAGTTTTTGATCCTTCAATTGAAGCGTCAAATCTATAAATTGGCAACACTGATGGAATTAAATTAATGCTATACTCATCATTGGTAATACCATTTAATAATTGTGAATTACCAGGCTTCCCTACTATTTGACTGTTAACTAAACATGCATTAAATATTACAGTAAATTGTTCTAGCCAATTCTCATTGGATGGGTCATTCCATGATATAGGTGTACCACTAAGATTTATACTATTACTATCATACACATTTTCACTCGTAGATATACTATCTACTTTTAGAAATCCAGATGCAGATATTGCTCTTTTCGGATTATAACTTATTAATCTGGCTAGTTTTAATACACTATCTCTTCGTTCAGCCGTATCTAAAAAGTTTTCTCTAGCATTAAGGTCTGTCCTAAATGCCAAACTTTGTCCCATGAAGGCAATAAGGTCTATCAGTGCAATAAATTCGCTACTTTCAGTAAAATCGTTGAAATCTTCTGGGTAATATAACTTGAGATAATCAATCATACTCTTACGCAGAGTCTCAAAGTCATAGGTAGAGAAGTCAGCTTCTCGGAAGGTCTGATATAGTTTTTTCCAATTTTCTGCTGCTAGCAGGCTGGTTTGACGAGAAATTATAGCCATTGTGTTGTATAACTCAGTTTATGTATTTATTTTAGTATAAAGTAGACACTTAATTGATAACAGATAACTGTTTAGAGTCTCGGTCAAAATTCAAGGTCATAACAGCAAGTTGATTAGTTATAACATACCTAAGGTTCAATATGATTTGAATACCATACTGATATTCAGTAACTGATAATTCATCAACTGATAACCGTGGGTCATAATTAACGATAGTTTTAATATCATTAATTATTGTATCTTTGACCGATGATGTAAATGGATCAAACAATAGATTCCATATAATGCAACCAAAGTTTGGATTCATTAATTTTTCACCCTTTCGGATATAAAAATGGTTAATGAGGTCTTGCTTAATCAAAGCAAAATCAGTTACTTTAAATTTACGAGTCCTATTAAAAGTACTAAATCCAGAATAAGTAGTCATATATATATTTATGCTAGTTTTGCTAGTACATCAACTGCGTATCTTCCTCTATTGAAATAAGTTGTACCAGATGTATTGTTAGCATCTTGTCCAGTACCGGTCTTTCTCCAAGTATTAGCTCCACCCGAACCTAATAAATGGCTAGCACTTAACATTCCAGCAACAGTACATTGATCATCTCCATTTTTTATTCCCTGTTTTTTAACCAAGGTAGAATAATTTGAATTTAATAAGGTAAGCATTGCAGTTTCTTGCACGCCTGAATTGGATAAAAAATCTTCTTTTGAATTGATACCATCTTTGCCGCGCCAACTTGAAGGATAATTTACTGCATTATTGCCATATAACGCAAGTGCATCTTTCTTAATGTATCCCTGATCTGATAACACTGCTGCACTGAACTGGTACTTTCCAATATAATTAAATTGATTAGTAGCTTTATAATTTCCACTGCTTTCGCTATATCCTATTTGTGTCATCAATGCTTTAGTTTGTTCTATGGTCAATGGTCCTACTGCACTTACTGGTGTAGGATTGCTAGTGTTATTCATATAACTTTTAGGAGCGCCCTTACTAACAGATGCATTAGCTGCAGCCGTGGGTCCAGCGTCAGATGATCCACCACCAATGCATTCAATTGGGTTAATATCTTCAGTAGGAGGATCTCCTTTAGTTACATCTGCGTTTTCACTGCCTGCTGGAGTAGGTTGAACTAATGGTCCGGTTAGTGCAGCATTTGGTGTCCCTGTTTTTCTAGACCAGGGTTCATGTGTTGGAGCTATTTTAACAATACTGTTTAATGCACCAGGAGTGCTTATCCATTTGCCATCTTTAAGTCCAGTTTCACTTAATTTGTTTACTGTGATAGGCGCAGGTTGAGTAATTTTGGGGCCTTGTCCAGAATTCAAGTTTATAGTTGATCCAGTAAATTTCAAATCGGCAGCTGAACTGAAACTTCCGCCTTCTGACGCATTTAGGTCTAATCTTCCAGCACTAGCCAGTCCTATACTGCCAGCATACAATACTGTCTGGTTAATGCTTGTTAAGTTTATCTCTTTACTTTGTAAATTTATAGCTTTAGTAGCAGATAAGTTAAAGGTTCCACCTGCATTTAAATTAATGTCTTTATCAGCATGTAAATTTAAGTCCGCTTTTGTTCGTATATTGACACTACTAGCACTGAATACATTTAAATGTCCGCTACCTGTCATTTCTAACCAGACACTGCCATTACTATTTCCAATGTATAGAATTTTTTCCGAGTCATTCATTAACAGTTGATGCCCACCCGCTGTTCGTAAGCGTATCAATCTGTCTTTGTCATTGGTGTCACCATCATCCATTACAAATTGATGACCACCTTTTCGTGTCATTACAGTATCAGTTGCATTTTCATTGAATGGTCGGCCTGGAGTGCTTATACCAAATACTGTACTAGGTGTTTCTCGTTGACTACTACTACTAATTGTACCTCGTACGGTATCTTCATCCAATCCTTGAGTGAATAGAATCTTAGCTTGTTCTTCATGTAGAGGCTTCTTGAGAGCTACATATTGTGTCCAATCTACATCTACATTTTCATTGAACTCAACAACTGGCATTATTTTTTTAGCGTATAACTTTTGGACAGTTGGGTCTTTAATTTTGGTATCATCTATGTTCTTGGCCCCTGCTAAACCAGGAACCATGTGATGCCCTAATTGATTCGGCACACATGCGAACCAATATCCTCTCATAGGATCGCCAGCTACAAAAGTACAAAGTACCAAATTTCCTATATCTGGAACAGTAAACCACATACCATAGGTATGTCTAACTGTAGTAAATGAATTTTCGGTCGGAGCTGTTTTACCTGGAATAGAATTCTGTTGAGTAGTACTACCAAAGAATGGACTAGCATAGCTTACTGTTCGCCAGTTACTGGGATTAGTTTCGTCACCTGCACCTAAGTCAGGAATCCAAATTTGAAGTCTACCCGACATGGTATAGTCAATGTTATTAACAATTTTACCGATGTATGGCCCTGAATCAAGTCGTAGACCGGGACTATCCTCTCGTCTTACATATTCCGGAACTTTTTTACCAGAGCGTTT